TGGAATTCGTCGAACTCGTGTAAGAAATACTGTAAATCACGGACATTCTACATCACAAACAGGACAAATTGAACGTCTAATTCCATTTAATGGACACGTTTATTGTATTAGTATTCCTTCAGAAGTATTCTTGATTCGCCGCAATGGACGATGTGTGTGGACTGGAAACTGTTCGAGACACGGGCAAAAAGGAACGATCGGCATGATTATCCCACCGGAGGACATGCCCCAAACGGCCAATGGAATTGTGCCTGATATTATTATTAATCCAATGTGCATTCCGTCCAGAATGACGATTGCTCACCTGATGGAAACCCTTATGGGCCGTGTAGCCTGTGAGATGGGTGGATTAGGCGATGGAACTCCCTTTAATGAAGTGACAGTTGAATCACTCTCCGCCATTCTTCGCGATGGTTACAACCTAGAACCGCATGGAAACGAAATTCTTTATTGCGGTACGAGTGGAAAACAGATGTCGACCAGTATTTTCATGGGTCCTATCTTCTATCAACGATTGAAGCATATGGCCGATGACAAATTGCACAGTCGTGCCAGTGGTCCCTTGGTGATGCTGACGCGTCAACCAGCCGAAGGTCGTGCCCGTGAAGGCGGCCTCCGATTCGGTGAAATGGAACGCGATGTGATGATTGCGCACGGAACGACAGAATTCTTGAAGGAACGCATGTTAGAGGTATCGGATAATTTCCAAGCCTTTGTCTGCAAGTCTTGCGGACTCTTAGCACAGGTAAATCCTAAATTGGGAGTTTACCGCTGCATTTCTTGTCCTACAACGACTAGTTTTGCCCAAATTCGAGTTCCCTATGCCTACAAACTATTTCTACAAGAATTGGAATCAATGTCTATTTGTTCACGATTGCTTCCGGAATCTCGTCTACGTGAGATTGCCCGAATCATGGATAAAAAATAAACAATCTTTGCGGTAAATAGAAATGCTCAATTATTTAGTGGAATTCTTAGGTACCTTCCTATTTTTAAGTGTTGTGATTGCTACTACCAATCCTGTTCTGATTGCAGGAGCTCTTCTAACAGTCATTCTTCTGATTGGCAACATTAGTGGATGCCATGTCAATCCAGCCATCAGTGTCATGCTCTGGGCCAAGGGATCCTTATCCAACAAGGATCTGGTCGCCTATGTCCTGGCTCAGTTGGCCGGTGGTCTCACGGCATTGGCTGCCTACAAGTCTCTTGCCCATTAACGCTTGGCTACTGTATAGGCAACTGCCAATGCAAGTCCTGCAACTAATCCTCCGGCTAAAAGAGGGTTCCACATGTGGTGTTGACCACTGGTGAAACTTTCTGAAATTCCTCCATTTCCATCGGCTTTGTACTCCTCTTGGTTAATATATTTATCTAATATCCATCGTGTTTGCATGGGCTGAGATCCATCGTAGTCAATTCCTTCTGGATCAACCCATACATCTCCTTCCTCCGATGTTAGCTTTCCATTTTGATTTCCTACTGGATATCGAACTTGTTTGCAGCGTGGAAATGCATCTCCTACAACTGCGCTTAAAATTGGCATAGGATTCAAAGCGCTTTTTGCATCTTCTACCATACCGGGTCCTAACCCTTGCAATCCTACTCCTAAGGTTCCTTTGATTGCAGTTCCAATTCTGGCCCCCAAGGCATCCCCTTGGGGAATGGAATTTACATAATCATACATATCTTGCCCATTACTGCATTTTATCCCGGTTTTCATAAAGTATCGAAGTCCAATGGGTTGTTGTTCAGGAGCTCCTAATGTTTTACTCACCTCAGAAGCACTCCCAAATCCAATCGTATCTACATAGTAACTTACACCAGCCAAGGCCCCTTGGATGGCATCAAAACTTCCCCCTGAACGAACTCCAATGTCTTGGGGCATAGGAACTTCATCCGCAAAGGAAAATTTGGGCCCTAACACTCCATCGGGTCCATAAATGGTTGTAGGTATATCCATCTCTATTCTAAACAATAATTTTTACTGCGTACAGTTTGTTAGAGTGATAAAAAGTGATACTTCTTTTTACTTAAACATTTGTTTCTAAAATAAGAAAGGGTTATGGAATCGAAACAATCACTTACATTTCCTTTTGCAGGAGTGGGGGCCAAAAAGGAAGAGGACTTTCTCTTTGATGAAGAGTTCGTGAAAGAGGAAGCCCCTGTCGATGTATGTCCAGAGTGTGATTCTGTAATTATTCAGGAAAAAGATTCAATGATTTGCAAACATTGTAATATACATTTTAGTTATGTAATTGATAGTGGAGCCGAATATCGATGGTTTGGATCGGAAGGGGGACCCGATCCTACACGTGTAGGAGGGCCTGAAGATCCAAATCTTCCAGTCAGTTCAAAAGCAACTCGCATGATGATTCGTCCAGGAGATTCTCCTGTTATGCGACGACTTCGGCAATTTCATATGTATTTAATGCCAAGCAAAGAACGAACTCGATGGAATACCTTTGTAGAAATTGATATTAAGGCGACCAATAGTGGAATTAATTCAGCTATTACGGAAGAAACTAAATATATGTTTTCTCACATTTCTCCATATAAAGTATTTAGAAAGGTGCGAAAGGAGTCAATTATTGCTGCTTGTTTCTTTGAAGGAATTAAGCGGCATGGATCGGCTCAACCTTTGAAGGATATTGCAAAGAAATTCTCTGTCAATACATCTTCTATTACAAAAGGCCTGAAAACGGTCAGTGAGTTATTGGAAAAATATAATCACGAACATTCTGTTGAAAAGGATATGCCTATGACAACGTCCACTACCTTTCGTGATTATATTGAAGCAGCTCTAGTACGATTAACAATTCCACGAATCCTTCTTACAAGTATGCAAAATGCTGCCATTGAGATTGGTGTACGAGTGGATGAACTGGGAATCTGTCCCGAAACAACCCCTCCTTCTTTGGCAGCCACTGCCATTGCATTAGCCTGTGAAATGTTAGAGTATCCGAAACCGACAAGTGCAATTGCAGCTGCTTTGAATATTAGCATTGCAACTCTTTCAAAATGCCTGAAACGGTGTACTGACACGGAATTAAAAAAGATACTCTTCAGTAGGGACTCATAATGGGAGCAGGATCTAGTTCAGCAAAAGTGGATGCCCCAAGGGAAATTGGCGGAATTATTGATGTGGGTGATTCTAAGAAAAAAATAGTTCAATTTATGGATCTATTATTTCAACAGTTATTAACTGCAACAAATCCTATTAATTTTAGACAAGCGTTGGACGCAACAGGAAATGGTACCTGCAGTGGTATTTTAGTTCTGTTGGAACCGACCATTGCAAATGAATTTCAACGATTGTCCTTTATGGATCCTGAAACAAAACAAATTGTAAAATCTATTTTTAAAGGATATGATTCAATTGAAGATTTATCTAGCACAGTATTAACCAAAACAATGTGCAAAGAGATTACTCTCTTTTTTTTACGATTACTCATTTTAGTAGGAACCTGTGTATTGAGTGTACGTCCTAACAAGGCCTTAACTGGATTATTGGGAACTCTTGGATCCAGTATGGTAGAAGGCTCCAAAGCCTTTCAGGGAATTGTAAAACTTCAATTTCAAGGAGTGAAAAGCGGGGCTGCAAAAGCAGCAGAAGGAGCCGAACGAAAAGATGATGCAAAACCTAATTCAACCGAACCAGTGTTTTCAAAATTAAATGAAGATCCAAAAGATTTATCCTTGAAAATTAAAATTAAAATGATTCTAACCAATAATGATAAGTATTCCGTTGTAAAACGAAAAGAGGGAGAATATTATGTTCTTGTGTATAAAGGAAAAGAATATGTATTAGATCTCTATAATTTAGTACTGTATACAAATGAAACGGATACTGGAAAAACGGTTGGAGTTCTTTCCATTTCAGGTTCCTTTAACGATCCTCCTGAAAAGAAAGAAGAATCAAAACGGGGAGGCACTCGGTCACACCGAGAACGTCGAGGACGTTTCACTCGTAAAATGCGGGGAGGAGTCGATATAGTATTAAAAGACATTAGTACTGCAAAAGAACAACATTTAGGAGAGAAGAAAGCGCAATATTATTATATATTTAATCGAACCGATGCAAGTTGCAATAATGCAAAACCTGTACGCTCTGCATGTGCCTCTAGCGAAGAAAAGAAACTTTCAGTCGATACTCCAGCTGATGAATTTGTAAAAGAAATTATTGAATATTATCTCGGTCAGTTTAATGGAACTGCTTTTTCCAAAGAACAGATCGATAAATATGGTGCTAAGATCGAACCTATTTCTGGAACAGGAGCCAAAGTCACAGGATATGTTCCTCTTACACTGGAGGATAAAGGTACCTATGCACGATTACAGAACTTGTTAGAGTCAGGCGAAGTAGGAAAACTTGAGGAAGGGCCTTGCTTTGCAGTCTATCGTGCCTACCTCTTGGCCAGTGGTGTGATTAAGACAGAAAAGGGTCCTGAATTGAAAACCTATATCTGCCATGATAAATGGGCGGAAACTTCTGCAACACTTTCCACACTTCCTTTGTTTGCCCTCTTAGAACAACTTTATAAAGATCGTCTTGGAAATACAATGGAACCTGCAACAGCTGAAAAATACAATACATTTATTAATAAATTAACTGCCATTGGAACTCTTCAACTAAAAACTCAGGGAACTGATCAAACCTTTTCGAATGTAGAATTTAAAAAGACATTGTGTAAAAAAGTAATGCCAGGATTTGATGAAATTAAAGATGATCCAAGTACTGTAAATGAAGTTTTAACTCAATATAAACAAATTGCAGCAAGTCTTGTAAAACTAATTGATAATATTACAAAATTACTTGATAAAATTATTGATTTTCCGTTGTTTACAAAAGAGAATCGTATTAAATTACGTCCTATCTTTGTAACAGATTCTCGCGGTGCTCAACGTGTCTTAACTGGATTTATTGAGGAAGCCAGAACCTTGTTAGAAGATCATATTGTGGAGGTAGAACAAGCCTACCTTGAAGGAGTTACGACAATTGTAAATTATTCAGGATCCCTTTTATCCAATCCAACTGTATTAGAAGATCCTGCAATTAAAACAGTTCTGTAAGAATAAAATTGATATAGATATTTCATTTTCTATAGTATAGAAACTGAAATGGCAAAAGTAAAATGCGGACTATCAGGATGTAAGAGTCGTTTGAATTGGTCCGAAGAGCATACCAACAAATGCAAATGTGAACTTGTGTTCTGCAATTCCCACAAAGGAATGGAAGATCACAAGTGTACTGCTATTGAAAAAGCTCGTGTCGAAGCTCAAGCGAATCTTGAAAAACTAGTTGAAAAAGTCGTGAAAGACAAAATTGTGTATATTTAACGAATAAAGCAAAACAGATACTGATATTCATATCCAATGGAGGTCATATCAATAAACTTTTTATAGGTAAATCCAGCGGCTTCCACTTCTGCCACCATCTCTTCCATGGTAGGAATACGAAGCGAGTGAATCTGGCGACGAATCTTTCCATTTTTAAAGCGAAATTCTTCTTTGAATTTTGCATCAGAACCTTCATGTTGGAAATCGGCTTCATATTCAAATTTATCAAAACTAACTTTGGAACGGGAGACCCGTTCTTTAGAATATTTTTGAACTGAAAATCCTACAAAAGGACTCGCAGCTTCCAAAATAGGATCAAACTTTTCACGATTCACTCCATGAACCACAAAACAACTTCCTGGTTGCAACCATAAATATATATTGCGTAAACAACTATCGCGATCTTTCAAATAATAATAAGTGAAATAATACATGGTGATAAGATTAAATTCACCAGCGGCAAAGGTCGTCGCAACCTCTGCATTTCCTACACGAAGATCGGCTTGGGGATGAAGAAGTCGTCCCTGTCGAATCATAGCATCGGAGAGATCAATCCCCACCACCTTTCCACACCCTTGAGTTCGGAAGAGATCGACGTGACCACCAGTCCCACATCCAACATCCAAGACTTGAAGGGTCTTTGCTTGAGGACGAAAGCTCTTGGCCCAATCCAATGTAAAATGCGTTTCCACCTCCTGGCGAACCTTTCCATCAATCACCTGATCATAGACCTTGGCATAAAAATCGTCATAAATATGATCCACTCCGTAAATAGCTGTACTCACATCATCCTGATTTTCAAACGCTTCCGTCATCTCTACAGCCGTCTTTCGCTTGGCGGCACTACTCCAACGTAAATACAAATAATTGGCAATAAAAATGGAACAAAGTACGACTAACACAATTTGTACAGAATCGAGCATTTCCCTTCTGTTAGAGTGGAAAAAATCTTTACACAACTTCAGCAAAAGCCGCTTTGGCCTTCTCTACCTCCAGGGCGCATTGATTGGCTGTTAGTCGAGCAGCCGCTTCCTCTGAAGCAGAAGCCTTTGCCAACTTGGCGTACGCTTCTGCAGCTGCCAAAGAAGCGATTATAATCGCTTCAAATTTGGCTGCGTAAGCTGGTCGAATATGATCTCGACTGGCTTCTAGTAATTCTTTAAAATAGGTAGCATCTTCTGCATGTTGTTTGGATTGGTTTAAAACATATAGATAAAATGCGGAATACGTTTTAGATTCTGCCATTGTAATATTAAATAA